ATTAAAGGATAATAGTAACCACTTCCAATCGGTGCAGTCCATGAATTTTTAATATTTGTTCTACTTAAAACATGATCGTATTCGCTCCAATCCAACTCTCCTATATTTATAACAGAAAGCAATTGAAATAAATCTATTGAATCGGAGAATACTTGGCAGGTGAATTGAGTAAATCCTTTAACTTTCGTTACCTTATTTAATTTGATTACGCCTTCTAAAACTTGTATGCCTCTTTTCTTAAGGATAACATTAACCTTAACAGTTGCATCGAAATTGATTCCGCTATCAGTTGCTGAATAACCAAATGCTCCACGAAAGAAATTGTTATTTCCCATTGTATCGGGCAAAGTAACCTCTTTACTAAATGATTGCTTTCTATTGCTTAGGTTCTTTATATCAGCAATTGCAAACGATATCGGAACGGGAATAGCCTGCGATAAGTCTAAAGATATTCCATTACAAATTAATTCATCTGTCATAGTGATAATCCCATATGATTGTTAGTATATTCAATATCTACAGATTGACTGATTAAGTCTTCAAATCGTTGCTGTTCGTATGTGTATTGTGAACTAGTTACCCTTACAGAAATCTGTTTATCGGTATATAGAATGAATCTAGGGGACTTGAACAAAGATACTAGCCAATTCTGCAAAGGTTGTGAAATCCATCCGGTATACAAAGTAGCTGAATCCGTCACCTGAGTACCTACTCTTATGTTTCCTGCTTGGTTTAGATTGTAAACAAAGTTATTTCCAACCCATTGACCGAATTTCTTGCCATACATTCTATCCGTTACGCTTCCTTTACGCTCTAGGTTGTGGTCAAATATAAATGAATCCCAAACACCAAACTCGTTAATCCACATTAAAGATTGAATTGGATTACATTCAGCTTTTTTAATGTATATTACTTGTGTAATTGAGCCTAACTCTAGTAGATAAGAATCCACTAAATTAATATCAGGAACACCTGTATTTGCAGCGAGTGAATCTGTACTCAAATTAAGCTGAGCAATTACCGTTGTTTGCGTTTGGTCGTATACCCATAAGCTATTTCCATCAATATCGTAGAATGTAATCGTTAATATTTGGCTAGAGTCTGTAATCGCAGACAAATAGAAAGGCGCACCGAATTGTTGATACATAAAAGCAGTTGGATAGTTAGTCAAGAATTTAGTATTAATCCAATCCGTAGCGTCCCATTCCATCCAATCAGCATCCGACAAACAAGCCTTAAAAATCTTTACCGTTGAGCTTGTTGCATTTGCTTGGTTTATTGGAATAAGCCCGTAGTTTTCTATTACCTTAATGTAAATGCTTCCATTTGTACCGCTTGAAGTAAATAAAGGTATTGTTTGTTGTGGCGTATTAAGTAAGTTCTTTACAATTGGTGAAACGTCTATATGTGCATAAATTCCGCTTTCAACAAATATCCTATCTTCCGATACTTTTACTGAATTGTAATAGGTCTCAACTATATATGAAAAATTCGGCTGTGCTGTTTGTGTAGATGAAAATCTAAACATCAAAGGATTATCTGAAGGGCTGAAATTTGCCGGTACTTGGTTTATCGTTACTGCCATGGTTCAACTATGTTTACTGTTATTGCTTCCTTAAAAAATGCGGAAAGCTCGCTTTGTATTTTTGTTGTTAATGTTTCATTTACTACATTGGTAAAGAATGGACGGGCTTGTTTACCTTTCTTTCTTACATTTGCCATTACCGCCCAAGCAAAAGAATCGTATGTATCAAATTGTGCCGGCATCGTTATACCTCTGTCCATTGTCCAATCCATTATTGACTTATGGAAGGATACTTCTCCAGGTGGTTGCTTTCCCCAACTTGGCGCTCCGTGTTGTACTTCCGTTCCGTTAACTCCGTAGTTAACAAATTTCCAATAGAAATCAGCGCTTAATCCAATAGTTACAACATTACCTTCTTTCGTTACTTGCTTATCGGGAATTATGCTTTGTCTTAATCTTCTAGACGCTGCAATGTCCAAACGATCCATTTCGATTACCAATTGGTCGGCAACATCTTGCATTAAATCCTTCAATAAACCTTCTAACGGTGTTCCGGGCAATCCCTTAAGAATTGCCTCGGAATTTCCTACCGTTATTAGATTCTTGAAATAGTTAACGTCTTTTGCCATATATTAAAATGGTAAAGGATTAACTTTAGGTACATAAACAATCATTTCTAAGTCTTGCAACCAAACAAAACTTGGATTTAAATTCTGTTCAATTTCTTCAATTGAAATAATCCAATTATCGTTATCATCTTGAATAGGATTAAAATAACTATCCTCGTCAAATAATTGACCTACTAATAAGTCTTTTTGTGCTACTGATAAAAGACCGACATAGATAGCCTTTTCTTCTTGTGTTAAATCTGTTATTTTCATAATTATACGTTTCTAGAAAGTGTTGTTTGGAATGCTTGTACCGCTGTGTAATAGTTAGCCGCTTGAGTATCTGTTAAGCCATCTCCAATAGAAGCTAATGCAAATTGAGCATTTGAATAAGAGCCAGCACCCGTATTATCAATATTTCCTGCGCCGATATATAGATTAAAATTTGGTAATAAATTAGTATCTGTAAGTGTATTATTACCTACACTTACTCCATTATTGTAAATATCTCTTCTTGAGTTGCTTATTGAACTTCCTAATATTAAGCCTATTGGAGAAGTTGCAACTGCCTTACTTGCACCTTTAACCAATTCATAAAAATATCTATTTAATCCGCTTAATGAGCCGCCGCTTATACCCTGAATTATATATCCGCCAAACATTGGACTGCTGTAACTTCCAATTTCTGCACCATCTGAAATTGTATTTATAGTTCTTGCGTAGTAAGCTAAATGCGCATTTGCTGTTGTCATTCCATTTGTGATAGGATTAAAAAAAGTATTAGCATACCCATTTGTCCCGTTCGGTTTTGCACCCGTACTTGAATGCGTCCATCCTCCGTTAAACACAAGTCTATATGCACTATTACTATCAATCGGAGTCTTAAGATTCCATTTATGAGCAGAAGCAGTTCCACCTACCATTGGGTAGATTGCTTTCATTTTAGTCCAAATACCATAACCTTTTAAATCAATTACTAAAGTATTAATTGCGCTTTTTTGTGTTGCGTCTGTAATTGCGGCTGCTGCTATAAATGCGTTTGCGTCTGCGTCTTCTGCAGCGGCTACACTTATTGCATTAGAACTTTTAGAAAGCGAACCACCCGCATTTGTAGCTGTAACAGTACAAGTAATGGAAGTTGAACCGTCCGCAGTTACTAAAGTATACGTGTTGAATGTAGCGCCTAAAATTATGCTACCATTTCTATTCCATTGGTAAGTATATGTAATAGGAAGAGTACCGCTCCAGGTCCCGTTAGTTGTGGATAAAGTTTGACCTATTACACCACTACCCGAAATAACCGGAAATACAACACTCGATGGTGGAATTGCAGCATCGGAGAATGGATTAGATACGAATGGACTGTTTAGATATCCGTATAGCATAACTAGAAGTTTTCGCCAATCAAAATAATTGAAACACTACCGGATGCTAATTTAACACCTGAAAACTTACCGCCTCCAATTGGACGAAATATTGCACCGGCTTTAATTGCTATTGATGTATTGGTAATATAGTCGGATTTCTTATCCACTCCAGCAACCTTAATAGATGTGAAAATAGTATCTTCTAAAACTACTATTCCGCAGCTATCTTGAGTTAATTCTGTTGTATTGTTGACTACCTTAGTACCCAACTGCCCTGCCATTACTTGTAAATTGTTCATTGTTTTATATTTTTTAGATTTATAATTGACTTGCTCCTATCTATTAGAGAGTTTTTTTCGTGCATTGTACACTAAAAATTTACATTTATGCGAATAAGAGTAAATATTTAACATTGTTACCTTATTCCAATCACCTTGAAAGAACTCCTTAGCTATTACGTCGAAGCCTTCTTCCCACGCAAACTTAGAAGGCTTAACATCTTTTCTATTGTTTTTCTCGCTCTTGCTTTCTGTACTGATATTAGCATTGATTGTTTTATTTTGGTCAAAAAAAAAGCGGACGCATTCATAAAAACATCGAGCGGCATATGCTCCTTTATAATTTCGTATCTGTCTGCAATTGGATTTAGTAAATTATCGTTCTCATCCACCTGACCGTATTTCGCACCTTTCGGAAAGTAAAATAAACAACCAAAGTAAACCGGATCTTTCTTCATATCACCCTTACTAAAATCTGCGTGCCATCCAACTCCTACCTTTTCAGCGTTTATTAACTCAAACTTGATGCCATTTAGAGTTATTTCTTTAGGTGGTTTGTTTACTTTGATTCCGGAATATAACCTAACGATGTGGCTAAACATTTTCGCTATATCAGTTGCGTTAATTCGTTTTAGTTTTGGTCTCGATATGTTAGTGAACAAATGGATAAATTCTAGTTGATCCATTATATCAAGTTTGTTTTCAGTTAAGAAATACGGGTTTTGTAGTGCGTTAAAATGCTCTATTCGTAAATCATTTGTTTTTTCCGGTAATTTAATTTCCATATTATGCAAAGTATTTTCCTTTTTTAGATAAATGTTTTCTAGCTTGGTTGTATAAAGATAGTGAAATAACGCTGTCATCGTGTATGCCTTCAGGTGCTGAATATTTAACGTGGCGAGTCTTTAGGTCAAATATATATGTGAACGCTTCTAACTCGTCGATTAGATACTCTTCATTTGGGATTGTAAGCTCCATTTGTTCAAAAGATACGGCTAGGTCTTCAATCATAATCGGTTTGGTTTTAGAGCTAGTCGTATATGGCTCTATTAAGTTACCCGTTAATTTCTTAAGCATTTCATAGAATACGTCGCCCTGGTTGTTCACCTCAACGTAGGTAAGCGCGTTGAACTCCTTTATTCGTTTAGCTACCTTATTAATTATATTCGTCCATTCATCTTGGCGGTAACGTTCGATAAAAAATACGCCGCCCTCTTTTGTGCCTATTGTTAAAACAGTATAATCATCCGCGCGTCCTATATCCAAGCCTCCGTAAATCTTGCCTATTTGTTGAGCTTGTCCTATTGATTCGCGTACGTTCTTGAATAAACCCGTAGCACCATCGATAAACTCTGCCAGGTATTCCTGCCGAAAGATATGATCCGGAACTGTTAAGCGAATAGAGTCGATTTCCCTTGAGTCAATCATTGGATTGTCATACGAAGAGAATTGAAAGTATTTGTATCGGTCATCTTGGTGTCTTAACAAGGATAGTTTATACATCATTCGTTTGCCTCTAGGCGTTGAGATAAAGACTACCTTCCTACCTTTAACTAGCACAGTTGGTTGCAATACTTCCTCCCACGTTTTGGTTTTCATATAGTCAAACTCATCACATATCAGGTAATGGAATGTATTACCACGAATCCCGTCACTACGTTCTGCAGAAAAGAATTGAATTTGAGATCCAAAACCTTTAACGATTAGTTCGGTATCGTTGTAGGTGAATAAACCACTTGATAAGGTAGCTTTTTTAAGTTCAGTATAAACTTTCTTTGATTGCTTATAAATTGGAGACACCCATCCAATCATTGAATTAGGAAAGTTAATTGCCCAATACAATTGCTGATTTATGCACAACATCGTTTTACCGAACTGCCTGCCAATATTAAGTACATAATACTTTGCAGGATCGTTGTTAATTGAATTGTGAATTACCCTTTGCTTATCATGGGGTTTGTAGCCTTTAATCGAACTCAAATTTATCTACAGTTTTAGATTCTATTTGTTGTCTGTCATGCATTCCTAAACGATTCTTTGCGTAGAATATACCTTTACCTTCATTCGCCACGATATCCTCTGCTAGAGCTGAGAATGTTGCATCAATATTTTGTATTACCCTTTGCTTATAAGTATTCTCCCATTTAAGCCATCTGTAGTATGTTGTCCTTTTAATAGTGTTCTTTTTATCGTAGTTCATCGGTATCCAAATCCACAAAAAATACTTAATTGTTGGGATATGCCTATCTTTTTGTTCTACCACTTTACCACTAGATGTAGCGACTTCTTTTACATTCGACAAACATTCATCAATGTATTCGATTGCCAACTCCTGGAGACAATCTACAAATGACTTGCTTTTAATATTCATTTTATTTAAATAATTTTAATTATTAAAATACCACTCATCCGCCATAAAGACGTGATTTGTTCCATCATCTAATATATGTATAAATGATTCACCGATATTTTCATCATCTGTCCATTTTGCTAATCCTATAAACTCGCCGTCTCTATAAAGTTTATATTCTACTCCATAAATTAATAAATCATTTTCCATTCTCTTCTATCTTTCTAATAAATGACTTTCGACTCGTTGCCTTAATTGTTGGATGCAAAACTCGCATTTCTTTAAGCGTTAATTCAGTTTCCACCTTTACCGCCTCAAATATTGGATACTTTGCAAGGTAATTTCTAACT